CTGCATAGTCTGCGTCATTGTTTTCTGGACGCATAGTGAACGCATAGTCATTACCCGAAGCAAGAAAGATAGGATTCTTGAATGTGAATTTTGTTGCCGTGGTTGCGTCAGTACTAATATTAATGTTCCTATTATTCACAACAGCTTCATCACCTATACCAACAAATTTTGGAGATGGATATCCGTTATCAACTTCTCTAATTTCAACTCTAACATTTCTGTTATCATCTTTAGATTTAGTTCTGAAGTATAAGTCTATAGATGTTGCATAGAAACCTTTTGGATAGGTTTGTGGATCAACATAGAAACTCTGTGACAATGGATCAACTCCAGGCCATTGATTTGCTGGAGGAGGAACAACTGCACGTCCAATTTCAACACGTTCTTGAGAGATTGTTCTTCTACCCAATAGCGTAATGTTTGTCTGGTCATTAAATGTCACATTATATGGGCGAGAATTAATTGTAACAGAACCTGTAGACTGTTGAATACCTTGTGCAAAAATTGTGTTTCTGGCAGCCGTTAATGTTGTTCCGGAAGAGTTTGTTGGGCTGTCTGTAACTAAAAACTCTCTCTGACCAACATAGAATGTTCTATATGGAACTTCAAACACCAAATGAATTTGATTATTTTTAACGATTAATGGTTGAGTTGCACCATCAGCAATTGCACTCCAACTTGTGCCTTCTTCGGTTAAATATCCATTGTTATCATATTTTGAATTCAATTGTTGAAATGTAGTAGTACCTAACAATTGAATTTGATAACAATTTGCTGTTACGTCTACACCATCAAAGAATGCATAAAGTCTTGCATTATTTTTCAAACCTGTTGCATGAATTGCAAATTCTCTTCTACGCATCCATAGTGCAGTCTCAACCTTAACAACTCTATCGAATGCAACATCTTGTTTAGATGATGTTGCAGATGAACCAGATGCTAATTGATTGTATGCAATTTGTGTTGTATTTTGAATTGCTGTAGTAACATTAAAGTTTCCCTGTTGTGCAGTTTGTGCAGTTGAACGATCAATATTTGTTTGTAAACTATTACCAATCCAGTGAACGTTTAACGGGGCAACTTCAGAATTCCAAGCATTGATTAATGCTTTCCAGTTGTCTGCATCACCAGTGTCATTGTAAACAATCGCTTTGCTTGTGTCATTTGTAGTTTCAAAGAAATTGTCTACGAATGGAACAGCAGTTAATTCGCCTTTCCAGACGAAGTTTAATTCTTCAGCTAAACGAAGTTGTGCTGATGCATATGGTTGTTTTAATCCTGGCGCTTCAACTTCCGTATATGGAAGCATAATTTTATTACCAGTAGTGTTTGCAGTTTCTGATAGAGTTCCATTGTATCTCATACCGGAAGTATTTGCATTGTCCTGCAATGCAGTAGCAAATCTATTTGTTCTATCAATAGCCGAAGCCCAATCAGTACTTACTGGATTGCTGACTGCAAATCCAGAGAATGGATCTACAATAATACCATTTTTGAATCTATCAAATCCATTGTCATCTAATTGCGTGGTGTCTGTTGCTTGCTTCTCTAAAAAGTTTAATGCAGTAAAATATTCTAACTTTTCAACTCTGTCATTAAGTTTAGCAACGTCACGCATAGTGAAACGTTTATTCTTCAGCAATTTGATTTTAACATCAATTGGATTTGAAGGATACGGAGGAATTGTCAACTCAGCAATTTCTAACGTATCTGGTTTTGTTGGAGGCGATTCTGCTTTTTGATTTCCTGCGCTAGGTGGAACACCATCATTGATACCAAACACACCACGGTTGTTGATATAAACTTTAGAAATTCTACCTTTGTAGTAAACCAAATCAGCATCAAAATCTGAACCAGATTGTGGAATACGAAGTCCATATGTTGGAACTTGATATGTACCATCATCAATTGCATTTAGTGATGTATTAGCAGTTTTGATTGATCTAAAGTCAATACAGTCACGCAAATTATATGCAGTCTTTGTCGTAGGACTTGTAAAGATTGGAATTTGTGCTGTTGTGATTGTGGTATTAGATGTTGTTGTGTCATTAACTGGATATGAATCTACCGATAGATATCCAACACCTTGTGATGTATCATGTGTAAAATTATCAAAGACTGCTAACAATCTTCCGGTAGGAGTAAATCCAGTAACTGGAGTGATAGTTCCATGCTCATATGCATAATCACGTTGACCGGTGTCTAATGTGAAATGTGCAGTAACATTTGTATTGGATGTTGTTGCGGCAGTTGCAAATGATGAGGACTGATAAACTGATCTTAACTGATAGACATCACCGTATCCAAGTCCAAATGGACCTGCTAGTCCAGATATGTGAGTATTAGGATTGATATTTGCTTGAGTTGCATAGTTGAGAGTTTTAATCTTTTCTTTTGCATTAGCACGATCCATCGAAACAATAATGTCTGCGGTGAAAGTTGCGTTTTCTTGCAAATCAATTGATGCAGTACCCGGAGAAGAAACAGTAACAGTACGTGTGCTTCCTTTGCCACCATTTGTGCCTAATGCTAATACAGTTCCTGTTGGAAGAACTTTTGTGAATGTATTAGCTGTCGCACCAGTTGCATGTGTGCTAGTGAGAGTTAATGATGTTGCATTTGTAATAGATGCAATCTGTTTCGTTAAACTATTAATCTTTATGAAATCGCCAATGCTAACTTGCGTTGTGAAAGACGTTCCGCTACCTGTTACAGTATTAGATGCCGCACCCACAGTAACAGTACCAGTCAACGCAGAAGTTTCTACGTTAGCACCAGCATTGTTAACTACAACCATGTAGTAGTCATTTTTCTGTGTGGAGTTTAATGTTCCAGTACCAACGAAAGTTTCTGTCACTACGTCTGTTGCAATAGTCGATACACCAGATGTGAATGAAACAGTAAATTTCTTTTTGAATCTAAATGCAGTTTCAACGTTACCAGCATCAGAACGAATAGTTTTAATTGCCTGATATGGCAATTTAAATAGCATTGAGTTAAAACCAGTTTCTTGCAACACGGCTCCATATGGAGTCACATCTGCAATGTCAGCAAAACGTTTTGGTGTTGCCGAGTCATATACTGAACGAACATCTTTAAAATTCTGGCCAGAATTCATTGTAATTTCATACAGATACAAATAATATCTTGCGTCAGGTTGACCTTTTGAACCACTAACGTATTCTACAGAACGTACTCTAGCGGTACCAATCTTATTTCCAGATACTGTTGCGGTAGAATGAGTTGCATTTGTAACTACTTGCTGTGCCGCATCATATAGGTCAACTTGAGTTGTTTCCATAACATCCCAAGCACCAACTAATTCATTGACAAGAATATATTGTCCGTAGTTAATTTGAGTTTTAGTTTGGTCAACATAGTTTGTTGCTAAACCCTTTTGAACATCAATTGGAGTTTTTGCAATAATTTCATTTCGGTATCCAGAAGTATATGACGTAAAAGGATCAACTTCAACTAATAAAATATTATTGTTTCCGCCTTGACCAGAAGTGTATCTACCACCATTGCTACCATTTGATAGATGCTCACGAACAGTAACAATAGGATCAGAAATCGTATAGTTTCCAGATTCTTCATTTGTTCTCTTTGCCATTACATCTTCAAGATTACTATCTACAGTAGTGACTTTGCGCCTTCTTGTAATGCCGTCTTCAATTTCTGTTACTGTGATGAATTCGTTTTCATCTGTAGTTGCACCTAATGCAACTTTTGTTAGAACAGAATCAATTTTAAATCTATCCGCACCAGGTGCTTGATAATTTGGTGTTCCTTGTGCATTATCAACTAATGAGTTGTCTGCAATGTAATCGACAAAAGATTTTGTAGGAACTAAACCAATTTTATATGATGGAACATTAGAATATTTGTCAAGAAGAATTGTTTGATTTGTATGATTGACAAAATGATCTGCCATCCAAATGATACCATTAGAAACAGTTATTTTTGAACCATAGTAATAAATGGTTTCTGTTTCTAAGCCTTCATCTACAACATTACGAATAGCATTTGTAGAGGCCGCATTAGCATATGCTCTAGTTGAAGTGTTTGCAGTAAAGATTGTCTCCGAATTTGCAAACGCAGTATTAGACGTATAGTTTGTGATGTTCGTAACATTAACAACAAGAGTTGAACTAGTGCTTGTTACTGTATTTGCAGTTGTTGTAGTCAATGTTCCTGATACGTTAGAAACAAATATTTTATTTGTTCCCGTAATTGGATCAATATAAGCCGCTTCAATTGTTGCAGTATTTCCAGTAGAAAATGTAATTTTATTTCCCGGAACTAAAGTTGTAGGAGCATTATTTACAGTAAGAACTTGAGTTCCGTTTGTTGCGTAATTGATAAAAAGCGTTTTTGGATCAGTACCTTCTAAGTCGGTTACTATTCCGCAATACGCTTTGATACCGCTATTTGCGCCGTAAACAATGCTACCGTTAAATGCGGCAACATTTGCTTCACTACCATTATATGTATTTTGTAATTTTACAAAATTTAAACCTAAATCTAAATTTTGTTCACAACCTTCAACAATAGCGCCTTGCTTGAAAAAGAATTCCGCAAAACGCTTTGTCTGAGTTTGCTGAATAGTTTGTGCTTGTGTTAATTCTCTAGCCTGAACAGCACGTCCAGGTCTGTAGAGAACACGTACAAACTTTTTATCTTCATCAAAATCATCATAATACGGACTCGTATTAAAGTCTACACCACCTGGATTAGCCATTTATATTTCTTCGTTTGTTTAGAACTGGATGATAAGTTTTACGTCTTCGATCTGGTCTGCCGCTCTAGAGATAGGTACTCTATTCTCAACATAGAGAATGTCACCTGTATATGGTTGCAAACCTGGAGTTGTGATTGCGGCAATCGTACCAGTTGCTGTAGATGTTGCGCCAGTAATTGTTGCTCCATTAGCAAAGTTTTGATTTATTGGTTTAATCACATATAAGTTTGGTGTATCCCACTCAACAACATTAGAAGTATTTGATCCTGATGAAACAGGCTCATCTAATGAGAATGTACCAGAAATTCCGGACAATTGATATTTAAATGTTTGTCTGTAAGAAGATGCACTTGCTCTTGTTGTGGTGCCAAACAAATATGGATCACGAACAATACCAACTTGACGGAATTCGTTAGCTGTAGAAATTGTATTGGATTCGCTACCATCTAAACGAACGTTAATCATAATATATTTTGCGCCCAACTCTTCAATAGGATCAGCGCCATGACCATAACGTGGAGAGATAATTGCTGTAGCCGCAGCCGCACCAGAAGCAAAAGACACACTTGCTTTAGTGTATCCAGTACCGGCCGCTGTGATTGTAACTGCTGTAACTACGTTAGCGGTAATTGTTGCATTTGCAGTAGCGCCAGTTCCGTCACCAACAATTGTAACTGAGGGGGCAGTAGCATATCCAGAACCACCAGAAGTAACCTTGATGACTTCAATCCCACCATCAACTGCGGCACTCTGAACACTCCATTGAGTTGTTCCATCATCAGATGCTAATGTCTGAATTGGCATGTAGTCGCTAGTCAAAAATTTAAGTGCTTTAGCAGTAGAAACTGTATACATGAATTTCCAAATGTATCCGTCTGCTGTTGTAAATCTAGCAGAACTTGTTCCTGTCGGCTTTGTTGTTGATGCCGCACTGGCATTATTGAATAAACACTTGTAAACGTTATAATCTTCTGTCATAACGTAGAATGTGTCTGTTAAAAGACTTGTACTTGTATCATCATATGCAGTATAAACTGTGCCGCTTGTCCAATCATAACGTGGAACTGCATGTGTTACGTCAGCACTTTGAATGCGTTTTACGCCATACATATCACGCCATGGAGTATATTCGATATTAGCTGTCGAATTTATTGGAGTTGGAGGAGAGTTGTCGTTTGCGAATGCGGTATTTTTACCGACAAACAAATACATAATCGTATTTGCCGCTTCTGAAAAAGATTCATAGAATTGCTGTGCATTATGAATTCTGAACTTACTTGTTACTATTGATGCCATTTGTTAGCTCCTTTGATTATTTTGTTGGATACTGTTTGTTTTTCTTTTACTTATTTATACAAAGTTTTTTTGATTTTACGTTAAATTGTGGCTGATATCTTTAATATTAGTATGCTAAATAATTCTATGAAAATCATCTATACCTTCTTAACATTATCTCCATCGATCCTATTCTTTATAGGATTTATTTATAGCCTCTCTATTCCTAGTGCAATTTGCGGACACGATTGGCAAATGCCTGCAATGTGGTTCGTTATGATGTTGGCACACTTAACACCTTGGCTAATTTGGTGGCAACAGCGTAACTTTACCAGGAATTGAAAAACAGCAATGATACGCTCCTTGTAGTACCGCCCACGATTCCCAATAATATATTTCCAACAAATCCATTCTGTCCTTCGGCACCCAAACCAAATCCTTTATCAGTATTACACCGCACGGTCCCTGTATTGTCACAGTCGAATTGTATTCTCCTGTGGTTGTAAGTAAAGTCAACATTAATTGTCATGTTGTTAGATAGCAGATATATCTTTAATGCTAATTACGCCTATCATGCTTCCGTGATTAGAACAAAGATAGCCATAACTACCATTTATGTTTGCTGGAACTTTCCAATACAATGTACCTGAAGTTTTACCTTGAGCCGCCGATCCCGTTGTGACTACTCCTGCACTAGTTACGTGTGTTAATCCCGTGTCATAGTTTGCGCCAGAATATCTAATCAAAAATGGATGACTACTCAAAGCACCAGTGCCCAGATCAAATGCTATAGTAGTGCCGCTGATAGCATATATAGTCGGGTTGGGTCCTGAGTATTGATCGAACAAATATGCCGATGAACCACTTGCAGTAACTGCTAATCTTGTAATAGCAGGCAGATAAAATTTATCTACTGTAAGACTAGCATTATCGGTGAGGGCGGCAAATGTTGTAGCACCATTGGCTCCTGCTGGCCCTGTTGCACCTGTAGCGCCAGTAGGACCAGTATTTCCTGTGGCTCCTTGTATTCCTTGTATTCCTTGTATTCCTTGTGATCCAGTTGCACCTGTAGCGCCAGTAGGACCAGTATTTCCTGTTGCACCCGTAGCGCCAGTGGCTCCTGTATTTCCTGTCGGTCCTGCTGGTCCAGAAGTTATATCAGTATATTTGGCAAGTTGAACCCATGCACTTGAATCTGCAAAATACATATAACCAGTAGTATTACTGTAAGCAATTGCACCCTGATAAGTTGCGGCACTCGGAAATACGGATGTATTTGCCCAATTAAATGAAATAATACTACTTGCAAGTGGCGCTGTAATTGCACCATTATCAGTAATTGTCACTAAACTTTTTTGTATAGTAGTGCCAGAAGTTCCGTCGTATCTTACAATAGAATTATCAACGTATGCACCACCAGCACTAACTACGTCACCACTTCCAGCACCAGCAGGACCAGTATTTCCTGTGGGTCCTTGTGCCCCAGTATTTCCTGTGGGTCCTTGTATTCCTTGTATCCCTTGTATTCCTTGTATCCCTTGTGGCCCAGTATTTCCTGTTGGTCCCGTGGCGCCAGTTGGTCCTGTATTGCCTTGACCGCCACTATAACTAAATCCAAATTTTCCTGTAGCAGAACTATATTGCAATACTTGACTATCAAGAGGAAGCGTTGTATAGTTAACTGCAAACAACAATGATGAATTATTACCTAAGTTTGTGTAAATTTCACTAAAATTAGAATTAATTTTTATAGCACCATCTCTGAGAGGATCGCCTGTACCATCATTGATGGCTGTTCCTGTACCAATAACTAGTTTAGACATTTTTTTTATCCTTTATCGAAAGTGAAAGTCTGATTGTCAAATGTTATATTTGTACCATCAAACGATTGTAGTTGTATTGTTGAAATCTGTTTGTATGCAAAAACTCCGGAATAAGATGGTGTTGCCGGAACGTCTACTGTCATGTATGTATTGTTTGCGATTCCATCTACAATGAAATACTGATTATCTGCAATGAAAATATCATCATGAATAAATTCTGTAGTGAACGATGTGCCACTTCCTATAACAACAGAAGCAACGTCATTAAACGTTCGGCCAGAAATTGTCGATATTGGTAAACTGTCATATGCACCAACAACAACATTAGCAAATGTTGTTGTAATTGAGGATACCGTGCCTGAAATTTTAGCTTGGCTTGCATATGCGCTATTAGCAAATGACAATGTTGCATTGCTTGACGTTCTATATTCTACTAAGTATTTAGAAGTGTCATTTGTAGACGTATCTTCATGCAATATGTGTTCGTATTTGAGTTTAGATGATACGGCATCACTAGACACATTCGAAACTGTTCCGGGTGAAATTATGTCATATTTTGTGCTAATTTCCGAATATGTTGCATAGAAAGTATCAAAGGTCGCATCGGTAAACAATACGGGCGGTGTAAATTCATTTTCTTGAAAATAATTAAAGAAATATTCATCCTGAACTTCTGCAATTGTAGTTTGTCCCAAAGTTTGACTGAATCCAGCAGAGACACTAGTTTCCGGAAGTAAATATACCATCCTATGTCCCAAATATGCTTCCGTAGCAGAATTGGCTTGTGCAGGTAAAATATATGTAAGTTTGTCGGAAACAGATATAAATGTATTTGTGCTATTCGTGCTGAATTTAGTAAATTTACTAGAAGAAAATGTTGCGATATCTTGAAGACTTGTATCTTTTATGGACAAAACAGATTTACGTAAAGGCGCACTAATTTCCGTTAAAGTTGAATCTAACGTATCAACCGAGTTGACAACAATTTCAAAATAATTATATGCAGAAGTATTTGCTACAGATTTTGTTCTGTTGCCACCAGGAACTAAATTGACAACATATTTTTTAGAATTTAATAATGGTGAAGTAACATCAGCAAACAATTTTTGTTTAACTTCCCAATGATATTGAGAAGTTGCAATATTCGCATCGGTTAAGAATTCATCGTATATGCTAATAATATATTCACGTAAAGTCTGGGTTCTCAGGACAAAATCTGGCGTCACTTCTAAAGTAGTGAATAATAAAATTTCACCGAACGCCTGTAAACCGGCCGGATGTAATAATTTTTTTACTGTATCTTTGTATGCGCTGAATACTAGACCACTCTTAATAACATAAGAAAAGTCTTGATAGTAGTATGAGTCTTGAATTTTTTTGTAGTTTACTTTACCATCATCACTAATCCAGTTGCCTTCTTTAATCCCAAGCCCAGAAATGATTGGAGTTAAATTTGCGTTACCGTCACCATATGAAGAAACGTTTGCAGTCGCTGTGGTGTAATTGATACCAAAATCTTTAACTGTAATTTCACGAATCGATCCAATACCTGTCGCATTGTTTGCTACGTCAATACTAACGTTCGCACTCTTACCTTGAATATTTGTCGCAATTAAGTTTGCGCTAGAACCTGTTGTCGTAGAAACAGTAATTGTTGGTAAACTTGTTGGTGTATATCCTGTGCCATAATTTGTCAATTCGATTCTTGCAATTGCGCCTAATATACTCCAATCCTCATTCTTGACAATATCTTTGCCTGTTTCGGCAATCATTTTGGTGCCATCTTCAAACTTCAAATCGTATGTTGTAGTTTCCACAACAGACGCAATAATGCC